GCACAGGTGTTGGAACGGAAACGGCGAAGCAGTGTTTGTGGAGGGCAGAGAGAACCGCAAGACTGCTGCGGAGGTATGCACCCTAGCACAAGCCGTTCACTCCCGTCTGCTGCTGCGCCACGGGGACAGCGCGTTGGAGTTTTACGAGAGCCGACCACTACTGCGGGAGATTCGGCGCATGACTCGACCACTGGAGTGGAGTTCTATTTACGAAGAATTCCTGTGCGAAACTTCTACCGCAGGCGTTCACACTGTACACAGGGTACTGGAAGCAGTGGACTCTACGGTTGACACCATTAGCGTGTCTACCCTACGAGAGTACTACACTGGAGTAAGCGCACGACTTCATGGGCTGCAACGGGATCGTGCGTCTTTGTTTGAAGGCAAGGCAGCGTGTATTACAGAAACCGCAGTGGACGTTGTGCTGCCTGCACTGGTGCTGCTTGCACATCCACATCCGTTCCGCAGCAGTGTAGTCAACGCATTTATCAGCGGCGGCAGTGAGTACATTACTAAAACCACCGAATTCATAAATGCCTACGGAAGTGTTATATCCAGTTTGCAAGACAAAAATTCACAGTAACCCCATACATAAAGTGGAGGACTCTCATGGCAGGAATGCGCGATTACCTATTGTGGCTGAAGCAGAACCAAGAAAACACCCCTGCGTGGCGTGACGCAAAGAAGTGGCAGGACCGTAACCAGTCGCCACTTCCAAAGCCAACAGAGCAGTCACAGAGGGGTCTGCCTGAAGGACACGAAGAAGTGGAAGAGCAACCGGAAGAATAATGAAACACTTTAATCATGCGCCTCTCTCAGTCCAGTTGAGTGAGGCAGTGACAGCAACAACAACTCCTGAAGGACGCTGCTACTCCACACCCGATGGTGTGTTTCCGTCTGTGACCACGGTTACAGGCTGGAGCAAGCGTGCGTTCTTTGCAAAGTGGAGACGGGACAATCCTCAAGAGTCTCGTCGTGTCACCACACGGGGCACTGCTCTACACTCCGTGATTGAGTCGTACATCAAGAACGAAATGACCGAAGTCCAGTACGCAGAGCGGTGCAAGCAGCCCACACCAGAATGGGATATGTTCTGCTCCATGCGTGAGCACATTGATCGAATTGATCCGGTGGTTGCCGTTGAAGTGCCCCTGTGGTCACGCACTGTGGGGCTTGCGGGACGGGTGGACTGTATTGGGCACTACGACGGCAAACCGTCCATCATAGACTTCAAATCGTCCAGCAATCCCAAGAGTTCGCGGGACATTGAAAACTACTTTATGCAAGCCACTGCCTACGCCCTCATGTGGCAGGACCGCACTCAACAGATTGTGGATCACATCACCATTATCATGGGCGTGGAGTCCACGGGTGAGTGTCTACTATTTGAAAGTGAAACCCGTGAGTGGATTGAACCCCTTGTGGACGCGATACGGCTGTGGCGTGCAGATCAGCCACAAATTGCATCTAAATAGATGGATGAAGCCATTCCGTCAACATCTCACCGAGGCTGTCAAATCGGCTGAAGGCAAGAATCTCCACCTAGAGCATCTAGAGGACGAGATCATCAACAGCGGCTACGCAGGCTTTCGTGCGGCTGCAAACGCGGTGTTGGGTGTAATGGACTCCTTGCGTGTGTCCGCGCCGTCAAACTACGACATTACAGTAAAGTGGGACGGTGCCCCTGCAATTATTTGCGGAGTGGATCCCGAGAGCCGTCGCTTCTTTGTTGGCACGAAGAGCGTGTTTAATGTAACACCCAAACTAAACTTTACCCCAAAGGACATTGACGAGAACCACCCTGCTGCGGGGCTAAACGAAAAACTTAAACTCGCACTAAAGCACCTACCCAAACTGGACATCAGCGGAATTCTGCAAGGAGACTTCCTGTTCGACAAGTCCATGTTGAAGCGTGAAACCATTGACGGCAAGCGATACCTTACCTTTCAGGCAAACACCATCAACTACGCTGTGGACACAAAGTCCCGTTTGGCAGGCAAGATGGCAGCAGCACAGATGGGTATTGTGTTCCACACTGCGTACGATGGGGACTCCATGCAGACACTACGGGCACGGTTCAACCCAGACATTAGTGGGCTAAAGAAGACACGCGATGTGTGGTACGACAACGCCACCATGCGTATGGTGAACGGAAACGGGCTGTTCACAGACGCAGACCGAGTGTCTGTTGCAAACGCACTGGTGGACTTGGAAAAGAAAGCCAAGGACTTGTCTGGGCTGTTCCGCTTGCTGTCACGCGACGAGGGGCTGCGGTTGCAGTTGAAAACGTACATCAACACACTTGTTCGCGCAGGCAAGGTTGGTGGTGACGCAGACGGGTTTGCACACTTCGTGCAGGGCAAAGCAGAAGCCACCCGCAAAAAGCCGTCCACCAAAAAGGTGTCCACCTACGAAACCATTCGCAAGAACCGCAACCAGTTCAATCGACTGTTTGCCCTACATACTGCGTTGGGAGGGGTGAAGATGGTTGTGCTAGGCAAGATGAACAAGATTGAGTCTGAAGTGTCGTCTTTCGTGCGCGACGGCAAGGGGTATCGTGTGACAACCCCTGAAGGCTTTGTTGCCATTGATCGCATCAGTAACAACGCCATTAAACTTGTAGATCGTTTGGATTTCTCAAGAACTAATTTCACGCTTCAAAAAGACTGGAAGCGTAAAGAGCCTGTCTGACCAACAGTTGGTGTCCTGAGACACTGCGGGGAGGTGATCTTTCGTGGCAAGATATACAAAATCTTCAGCGACCAAAAGCAAGGCGAAAGCCATTGTCGTAGCGTTTGGACGCTTTCAGCCACCTACATCGGGGCACCAACTGCTGGCAGACAAGGTAATGGAGTACGCCAAGCGCATGGGCGCGGCTCACGCTATGTTCAGCAGCCGCACAAACGACGAGGACCGGAATCCACTTCCACCCAATCGCAAGTTCCACTACCTGAAAAAGTTTTTTCCTGACGCAAACTTCATTGACAACAAGTCCATCAAGACTCCGGTGGATATGTTGAAGTACCTTGCAGACAGGGGCTACACCAAAGTGTACATGGTGAGTGGCGAGGACCGCTTTGAAGAGTACAAACGGTTCCGAAAGTTTATTGAGCCAGGAAAAAAGGAGCGCATCCTGTTGGACTCATTGGACTTTTTGGAAGCAGGCAAGCGTGACCCTGACGCGGAGGGCGTAAAGGGCATGAGCGGCAGCAAACTACGCGCAGCAATCAAGGCAGGCGACTTCAAGGGGTTCGCGTCCTCACTGCCACGTGGAGCAAACGCCACCGACGCAAAAGCGTTGTACGGTGAACTCCGTGCAGGACTGGGCGTGAAAGAGGGCAAAGACTACTCCAATGTGTACCGCTGTGCGGCTATTCGGCTACTGGAAAGTGATAAATTCAAGCGCAGACCGCCTACCCCAGGACAAACAGGTGGGTTCTCCAAGCACAATAAAAAATTCCCAACGCCGCCGTGTGCCATTGACGAAGACTTGGCACGGTGGTTCAAGGAGAAGTGGGTGGACATCTCCCGCAAGGGCAAGGACGGCGGCTACGCCCCCTGTGGGCGGTCGGACGCGTCCAAGGGCGCGTACCCCAAGTGCAGACCACTACACCGTGTAAGCAGTGAAACACCCGAGACAGCAGGCGAGATGGGCGCGAAAGCCCGTAAAGCCGCAGTGCGACAGAAACGCCGTGTACAGGGCGGAAATCCACAGGGCACAGGCAATGCGCCCCGTCGTGCGGCTCACGCGAATATAAAGAAGTCTAAATAATACACCAAGGAGAATATCTAAATGGAACACAACATGGTCAGCAAAATGAGCACCCTTCTACGCATGGGACTCGTCAGTAAGAACAATGTTCGCAGAGCAACCATGTTGCTAAAGAACCCCGAGAAGGCAATGAGCAATCCTGCGTACCGTACCCTCATGCAGGACATTCTAGTGGACATCATGGACCGTATCCTAAACAGCAAGGCACTGTACGCCGCAGTACGGCAGAACCTTGTGCGTGAACCGATGGTTACCACCGAAGGCGTTGAAGAGGACCGCACAAAGACCCTTCTACGCAGTGGACTGGTGCCCAAGAAGGACATCATGGTGGCACGTCGTGCGTTGAGCAGCCCTGCCAAAGCGAAGAGCATGGCAACTGTTCGTGCGTACCGCGAACTAATGATTGACCTATTGGACTCAATGGTGGGCAAGATTACCGGAAGCCCAACACTGTACAACGCCTTCAAGCAGACAATGGGCAAAAAGAAAGTAGAAGACATGGAAGAGTCGTTCGAGCAGCCAAACGAAGACACCATTGCAGAACTACTGCTCCACGAAACCGCGCAGGAACTCATGGAGAAGAACAAGCCCACGAAGCCTGACCTGTGGGCACAAGCCAAGAGCAAAGCAAAGAGCAAGTTCAAGGTGTACCCTTCAGCCTACGCCAACGGCTGGGCAGTAAAGTGGTACAACGAACAGGGCGGCGGGTGGAAGAGTGTAAACGAAGGCAAGACGTTCTTTGGTCTGCGGGATGAACTTGATGAGGCAAACAGCCTTGATGCGTGGACCCAAGAACGAAAAATAATTAAGGCTAGAGAAGAGGATAAAGCAAAACGATTAGCACAAAAAAGGAAATTGAACCCACTTCCTCGTCCCAAGGGTGTTCCAGAAAAAAAGGAAATGATGGAGAGCGAGTACAAGGAAGTGCTCACGGGATATCCCAACCGTGGCATGAACAACGACTACGGTTCAACAGATCACCGTAATCCTGAGTACTTGGCTCAAGCAAACGCAGTACTGAAAGCCATTGGTCGCTACACATTCAACACCCCATCTGAAGCGTTCCTGCGGATCAAGACCCGCTTGAACCTGCTTATGTTGGACTTCCCGTGGACTCCGTACGCGTGGAAGGACGGTGGCACTGGCACCACTGTACTGAACGTTACTCGCTACGGTCGCGTGGACGGCGTTGACGCAAACACCGGCGAAGTCCGTATGGACGGTCGCGCGTCTCCAACAGACGGGTTCCTTGAGTTCAACCTTGTTGCCCAAACGGAAATGGCAGACGACGGCTTCTACCGCGTAACCGCACGACTGGAACCAAAGTCGGAAATTGGTCTGCCCCTTTCTGTCAAGGAAGAGGTTGAGCAGTTGGATGAAGTGACTGGTAGCGAGGTAATGATGTACACTATGGCAAGTTTTGTTATGTTGTATCCTACCATGCCTCCCATGTTGATCGCTCGGTTCCTTGCATCCAAGGCTGCGGAGAAATTCAAGGGATTGATTTCCAAAGTCAAGTCCAACAACAAGATTAGCCCATCGGAAAAGGATACCCTCAAGTCTGCTATCAAGGGAATAAATGAGGAGATTGAGCAGTTGGATGAAGCAGGGCAAGCCAAACTAGAGCGTCTTGGCAAAGCCTACGACAAAGCACGAATCGGCTCTCGCGGTGTTCTGAACCCTGAAAACAAGAAGCGTCTTGGTGATGCGTACTTCAAGATGCGCGACAAGGTTTTGGACAAGCGAAAGAAGCGTATTGAAAGCGGTACTTTTGATAAGGAAGCCGAAGTAAAGGCTGTGGTTGCAAAAAACAGAGGCACATTCGGCAAAGTGTTTGGCAAGAAGACCGTAAAGGAAGAACTGATCGGCGGTCAGAAGCGACTTGATGTAAACAAGAACAAGCGACTAGACGCGCAGGACTTTAAACTGCTCCGTGCAAAGAAGAAGCCCGTGCAGGAAGAGATTGAAAAGCGTCTGACAATAGAAGCCAAGTTCAGCACTAACGATCTGCTCGACTCTATTGAGAGTGCCTACAAGAAGGGTGGACTCAGAGGAGTCATTCAGGGTGGCAGGCAGTTCGGTCTGACTGATAGAACAACTGTTGGTGATCTACTGGATTCTGCCAAGAGTATGTTCGGTAGTGATCTCAAGAAGGCTGTATCAGAGATCAAAGGCTTCCTCAAGCCACAAGACTACGCAAAGTACAAGAGCAGGATGACTGTAAACGAAGCCAAGATGAAGCAGTGGACTCCTCGTCTGGACAAACTCGTTGGTAGCAGCCGTGACGCTGTTCGCATCAAGCCGAAGAAGCGTATTGAAAGAGGCACTTTCGATAAGGAAGCCGAAGTAAAGGCTGTGAGGAAGCAGTGGACTCCTCTATACTATATTGCAAAACGCAAGATCAATGACTGACACCACAACCCCTTCGTCATGGACTTCAAGGAACTGAACCGCGACAACTTCATGCTGTACGCTATGAGCAACTACAGCAATCCCGAGTGCATGGGCATGGGCGAGTTCACCGAAGACTTGGCAAAGATCAAGTATGTGAAGCGGCTGCTGAAAAAGTTCAAGCGCACAGGAAAACTGCGTCCCATCCTGCTGTTGAACCACCTGATGATTTTGGGAAATGTGTTTGGGCGCACCCCTACTGCACGAATGCTGTTTTACAAATTGGAACCCGACATCCATCCTCTGCTCAAAACCACCCTCCTGTACTTGGACTACATACATGAAGGGGCAGTCCTTGACGGTATACGCATAGAAACCGTGCCAATGGACCAACGACTTGCCCAAATACTGAAGGGATTGTAAGTGCAGAACAGTCAAGTAAACTCCACTCTGTTTGGTCACGCTGCGGGTGTTCGGGCGTGGGCAATTGTGTCCAACCACAACAAAGGAGCAAACCAAGCCGAGTGGAACAACACAAACTTTCTTGACGGCTACAATCTGTACTTGGACATTGCCAGTCGAAGTGTTGGTAACTCTGTAGGTGCTGGTAGTGGAAAATTTGACGGGGCACTCAAGTTTACCTTTGTTACCCCCATGCCCGACAACAAGTATAAAGTGTTTGTGTCTACTGGACCAGGAGTAAACGCGGCTCTTGCCCATGTGGTGGACTCTGCCGCCTATCCCAAAACAAAAGACTCGTTCTATTTACGAGTGGGTACGTGGCACAGTACAGGATTGAACGCAAACGTTCCTTCTGCTGCTAGTCGTAGACACAATCAGATCACCGCTGCCACCCTGTGGTCAAGTGCAACCACATCACTGGGACTGGTGGTGTTTCGATGAGTTACCAATCTCACAGCAGTCTGTACTCCGCTGCGTCTCCGCCCATCAGCACTGACGCGTGGGGACTCATCCGATTGGGGAGTGCCACTGTCTCTGCGTCCACTGTTGCAGGCAGCGGAATAACCGGATCACACTGGATCAGTACAGGTCGTCACGGGTTTTCGTTCTCCAACCCTGAACGGTACGGAGGCGGAGGATACGTGGTGCTTGCAACACCCGAAGCAAAGGGTCCGTTTGACAGCACAGCCACAAACAGAAACGTGTTCTACACTCCTGTTTGGAGAAACACTACTTCAGCCACCCTTCCTGGCTCAACTGCTCCAGGAACCACTGGTGGTTTACGGGTACACAGCGTTTCGTTTGACCTTCCCGCTGGAGCAAGTGGACACACCGCAGGGCTGTACGACTTTACAGTGAGTGGCGCAAACTCTGTTGAGCCTCACATTGGTGTAGCGGCGTTTGCGTTCAAGCGTAGCAATGATATGTACAGCACAACTGTACAGAATCTGATCAACACAGACATGAAGAACGGTTGGACACGCGCAACCGCCACTGCGGAAATAGACGATCAGCAGATTGATCCAATCGGGTATCCGTCCTACAAGATCACACCGAGTACTGGATATCTGTACTCCACTCCCGCAATACCAATTCCCACAGGGGTTGCATCCCTGAAAACATACACTGCGTCTTTGTACGCAAAGAGCGGAACCACTACTTCTGTGCGGATGTTTCTTGGAACCCTGAACGAAAGCACTTCACGATACGATTTCAAAGTTAACCTAGACGGAGCCACGGGTACGGCAACAGGGTCGTCCATTTCAGGACCAAGCATTTCTTCTGTGTCCACGAACACAGGCACAAACAACACCGTAGTGGTGAGTGACGCGGGAAACGGGTGGAGAAAGATCGTGATCACCCATCGTCCCACCACTCCAAACAACGGAAACCTGCGTTTCTACTTGGACACAGGCACGGTTTCGTCCACCACTTACTTCTACGCATCATCACCGCAAGTGGAAGAAGGCTCAATAGCAACTACTTTTATTCCCACAGGAACTGCTGCACCAGTCAAAGGAAACCAAGACGAAAGAAAACGATTCGTGCCTGGTGGAGTAGGCTTCGGAGTCACAGGCGCAACCCACCACTCCCATATGCCTGCACTGCTGTCTACCCGCTCTGTGACTGCATACGGAACCATTGTTATTCCAGGAAACGTGGGCGGATCCACTCCAGTGGCAGCGTATGTTGAGAATGGGTACAATGTACTGCACGGCGTTTCAGCAGGAGCAAATGCGGAGTTTGATGTGTCGTTCGTGAAGCCCATGAACACCGCAAACTACTGTGTAATATTGAGTGGTGAGGTCATTCCACCTGCTGCCTCTCCAGACTACTCGAATCTTAACGAGTTCTCCATACTCATGGTGGACCGCAGAAAAAAGGACACCAACGGATTCCGAGCAGTTTCCTTGGAACAGAACTCTCCGGATAACAAATGGTATAGATCATCTGTGTGGTATCAGAGTGGGTACACACGAAAAATACACTTCATGGTGTTTGGAGGAGGCACATATGGGCAACCGTAAACTAAAGACATTCTCCCAGTTCATGGAAGATGTTCCACCACCCATGACCACACCCACAAATGTGGCGTCTGGAACCCATATTGCAGGGTTGCCACCCGATCTGCCCCCTGTTTCGCAAGCCGCAGCACTCCGCAAGAAGTCAATTATTCGCAGGCGCAAGACTGCCCGATCTATAAATAACAGAGTAGTGTAATCGAACTCTACAGAAAGGGTAACTATGTTTTCACCTGAACTAATTTCACTTGTTGGAGGCTCTGCTGTTGGCTTCCTGTTCCGCTTCATGGCAGAGAAGCGTCAAGATCAGAAAGAGATGTTTGAGCGGTTGATCACTGCGAACAAGCAGACCACCGAAAACCAAGACAAAGCCGCCGAGCGCGTACCCGTTGACTTGGGCAAGGGCGTTCGCCAACTCATTGTGCTGTCGGTGCTGTTCGGAACCCTACTGGCTCCGTTCATTCTGCCGTTCTTTGGTGTGCCCACCTTTGTTGAAGTAGACACCAACTCACCCGAAGGGCTGTTCGGACTCATTCCCGCAACAGCAAAGAAGTACTTCGTAGAGGTGAACGGATTCGTGTACGCTTCTGAAACCCGTCAAATTCTAGTCAGCATTGTTGGCTTCTACTTCGGAAGTGCCGCTGCTGCAAACAAGAGTTGAGGAGATTGCCATGACTAGACTAGCCGTACTACTAGGACTCGTTGCCCTGATCGCAGGGTGTCAATCTGTTGGACCAGAAATCATCCCCAACACCACAGGTGACTCTGTGATCATGTTGAGCCTAAAGGAACAGATTGCAAAGAACAGCAAGATCGACACCGGCTACGGTTGGGTGATTTGGTATGTTCCTGTACTGATCATTGTGGTGGCGTGGACTTGGCGCGAGTATGTAAAGAAGTCACCAGTGTGCGATACTTGCGAAACAGAGAAGAGCCGTGCGTACAAGGCGTTCAAGAAGGCACAAAACTCTGCGACGAAGAGCGATGCTGTCCCCACTTCAACCAATGAGACTGAACAGCCCCCTGTTGATCCACCTACTGGTTAACCCTCATCGGGTTCAATCTCGCAACGGCTGTCTTCCCGCAGAGTGTTGTACAGTCGCTTGCAGATGAAATACGAGTCCACGATATCTGAAACTGGACTCACGCACTCCTGCCGCTTTGGTGTCAGGAGTGCTTTTATGTTGTCCCCTGTTTCGTGCACGAACGCGGTGTACATGGCGTTCTTGTCTGCGTTGCCCTTGCCTGTGGCGTGTTTCTTTACTTCGGTGGGGGGAATCACGGTAACAGGAACGCCCAACTGGTACAGTTTGTACTTTAGCAGTCCCGTGTTTTCGGCTACCTGAAACACCCTGTTGCTTGTTGCAGCGTATGCGTACCCTTCCACCGCAATCTGTGAGCAGCCCATCACAATGTCCATTGCCCAGTCTGCAATGGTTTCGTACCGATGCTCCGATGAGTCCCAGTCTGTGAGCCGCTCTCCAAATATGTTTGTGGTGCGAATCTCGCTTTGCCGCTTGTTGTCTGTGAGAAAGAAGAACGAGCAGTCAGAGTAGCAGAATCGCTTGGGGTCTGTCTGTTTGTACAGGCAGATCGCTGGTCCGCAAAGAGAATAATCAATTCCTGCGATGATCATATCTAAACCTATTTAGGTGTGTCTAAATACTGGAAAGGAGATTGCTTTATATGATTCCACCTATTGCTCAGTCGGAAAACTATAACGAAACCGTGCTCATCCCTATTCTTCAGAAGAAGATGAATGACCTTACCGCAGAAATCGTTCTGCTCCAGGCTAAACTAGAAATCGCAGCAAAGGAAGCGAAGAAGACTGAAGAGACTCTTCGCAGCGAGATTGGTTCATTGAAGGCTAGTCTAGAAGCCCATCAGTCGAGCGAACAGCACGCCAATGCAGAAGGCGGCGGCTCCGACTAAAACTCTTTGAATTCGGTTCAGTCGCATTGGTATTCCTCCAGTGTGTTCTGTATCCAACCAACAATAAAAGTAACGTGAACAGCGGTGTTCTCGTAGACGATTTCTCCCCTCACCCCAAGGGAGGACACGATTCCAACGAGAACACCGCTGTTGTCTATTACTGCACCACCAGAGTCACCAAACCAAATAGTGCCTCTGTAGCACAGCATTTTAAGATTTGCAGAGTCTTCCACCAGTGTGCCGTAGTACCACATTACCCCGTAGTCGCTGCGCTTGCGGAATCCTCCTCCGTGACCAATTGCTGTTAGGGACTGACCACGGAACAGCCTGTGATCGGGTGACGGCAGGGGTACAGGTGGCTCGGGGCACGGTTCATATAGAATTAGAAGTGCTGCGTCTACTCTTGGATTGGGGTGTGCGTGAACAGAGTCTACACAGTATCGCTGTCCGTTGGTTTCAAACCAGTATACCTTTCCGGTGTCCACACAATGGGCTGCTGTGAGTACTGCCTGTGGTCCTATGAGCACTCCACTGCCCACGAGCCTGCCGTCTATCGTCAATAGCCTGCCCACACCAGTGTCCTCGCTGTCGGGGATCAGCGTGAATCCGTCAAGATATCTTGGTTTGGAGTGAGCAAGCGGAGGGGAGGTGTCGGTAGACACAGTTCCGACACAGGCTGCAAGCAGGAGTGCCGCGACTGTAAGAAGAGAATGGACAACTCCTCTCTTCATGCGATTATTTAGTATAATCGCTGCGTTCAATTCGGAATTTTTCTGAAAAAACAACCCCCATTGCTGGGGGTTGTCGGACGATAGATGCGATCTACTGTGGGGTTACTTTATGTAGTCAGGTCTACGATCTCACACTTGTCGCCGCTGCAAGCGTAAGTCTGTGTGCCTTTGGTGTTGTCTTCGCTTTCGTAAGACACCATCTCGCTCCAGTCAATGGACTGGGGCAGTCTAGCCAGTGCAGCCTCGTACTCCTCCTGTGTGCAGTCCTGATACGGAGCCTGCTGATATGTGTGGTCGGAGTGAGGGAGGAAGGAGATGCCGCTGACCTCATCAAAGTTCTTGTACACCCACGCGCCCACCTCCATCCACTCATGCTCCTTCACGGTCACGGTGATGCTTGGCTTGTGTTCGCACCAGTTCCGCTGATAGGTGAGCCACAACTCCAAGTGTTCAATAGCCGTCATATCGTTGCGCGTAACTGATCCCACTGCCTTCTGCGGGAACGAGAACACCATTGTGTGGTCGGGGCGCATGACACACGGCTCCGCAGGAATGCCTTTGTCAATCATAAACTGGCAAATGGGATCCTTGCGGTCTGCGCGAACGGTGCGGATGTAGTACTCCGAGTGACGAGCGTGAATACCGCTAGCCGCGTCTGTCAACTGGGACACCGTGCCACTGGGCTTGATGCACGTAATAGCCGCAGCCGGATTGATGCCGATCTTTTTTGCCCATTCGCTGTTTACGCTCACTGCTTCTGTGCGGAGGGACTGGAGCAGAGCGTCCAGTTCAGCACCCTGCTTACGCATCATGGGGTTGTCTAGGATGCCTGTGAGCGAAACACCAAGCAGTGCTTCCTCCTCACAGTTACGCTTCCAGTCACTGCTCAAGTACGGGAAGTATGTGAGTGAAGCCTGCCATGTGCCAAGGATTGCAGCCAAACGCACCTTGCGCTTCAGGGACTCGGGAGTGTCGTCTGCGCGAACCACCACCTCGGACAGGTTGCAGAACTCCTTGTCGCGGAGAATGATTTCACTGCATGGATTAGTCCCGAACTCGTGGTTGGGATCACGGCGGTCACCCAGTTTCGCAACAGTCTTTTGTGCAGCCTGTCGGTTAAAGATGCCGCGCTCACCGCTCTTGGACTTGTACAGAGACACCCACTCTTCCATGAAGGTGCCGATCTCGGGTTTCTCCTTGAACGCAACAGAGTTGTTCGCTAACGCTCTCTGTGGATTCTCAATCCACCACTGACCAGTTTTAGCGTCACGCATCCGTTCATCCGTGAGGTTTGACAGAGAGATAAGTGCCGAGCGACGCACTCCTCCGACAACGACAATTTCAGCAATCTTGCAGACGATATCGTGACACTCGATGGAAGTAAGTTTGCGTCCCGCAGCCTTCTTAAAGGTGCTAACTGTGAACTGGAACAGGTCTTCAAGTGGTCGAGGTCCGCTTGCGCGTCCACCGAAAGTCTTGAGTCGTGCACCAGCAGGACGAATCTTTGACACATCCCACTTGGGGATTTGTCCACCAATAAGAAGGGACACCAGTTCTCGGTACGACTTTGCCCAGCCTTCTTTGGAGTCCTTGACCACAATGACTGTATCGCTTTGGGTAAAGTGTTCAGAAATTGTAGGCAGTTTTTCCACATACTGGCGTTCCACTGAGAATCCTACTCCGGTTCCACACATGAGAATGTACAGAATTTCGTCAAACGCACGAACCTTGTTTACCGCAACATACGAGCAGTTGTAGCCTGCGGTGTTGTCCTTGCGAAGGGCATCACCAGCAGTCATCAGTGACCGCATGGACGGCATGATTTCAAGATTCAGAACGGCTTGACGCAGTTCTTCACGGGTTCCTTTATTTAGTTTCACTCCGCGATCAGCAAAGTGCCCGTCAAAGAAAGTGAAGTATCTGTCTACCGTCTCTTCCCATGTTTCTCTGCGCTTCAGAGGGTCTAGCCATCGGCTGTAGCGCGAAATAAAAATGAAATGCTGATACAGAGACGGCAGTTGCTTCATAGATGTACTCCTTGTTTGCTAGGTAGAGTATGTAGGAGAATACCCTGTGTTTCAAGGGGTTTCCGTACTCTTCACGATATTTGGTTTAGCAATTTTATCAAACCAACTATTAGTCCCGCTTCACATAACAAATACAAAAAGCAGCGCAAATTCCCCCACGACACATCTTGCACTGGCTTTCGATTCATTCGGGCATTTCGTCAACAATCCAACTCTGACGAACCGCTAGGTTTTCAACAGTAAAAACTGAATAAGTGTATTGTGTTTCTTTGTTGTAGGCAGGAACTGGATCCACGGTTACCTGATAAAATTCTGCTCTCTTGGGGTTGCTGTTTGCTTCCAAGCCTGCAATCCAATCGTCAGTCAATTCCAAAACCTCTACCACTTGTCCGTCGTGTACACGGGCGTATGCACTCATCCGTATCTCCTTGT